CATCCCATTTCCAAGGTCATATCCTTCTGGCTCATATTCGTACTTAAGCCCGATTGCATCAAAAAACACAGCCCAACGAGCTTCCAGCCTGGAGCGAAAACGATATCCGTTATAAATGGTCTCGATTGCTTTTATCATTGCGTTTCCCTTTAATATGTAATGTTCTAAAAGCCCAAGGGGACTTTTCGCGCATTACGTTAATAATATTAATTAAAGATGTAATGCGCGAAAAGTCCCTGTTTTTGAACCGTTTTAGGAGCCCGTCCGTGGGTCTTGGTTTTTACGACGGCCTTCTCCCAGCCCGGCTGGTTTGCAATCAGATCCAGATATTTTGAAGCTGCCCGATATTGGATTCCCAGTTCAACGATGTCCGATATAGTGATGCTGTCTTTTTCGTCCATCAATTTCTGAACTTTTTCCCACTTAAAGATATTGACCCCCACGGGGGCATCCATGATCTCGCGCATGGTCAAGAGCTCGTCAGGAGGTAAGCTGGGAATAGGAATATTGGTTAAGAGCCAGATATCCACAAGATGGTTGACCGGTCGGCTGCGATGGGCGGCCTGGATGATTTCGTCCTCGCGCATAGCCTCTAAAACTGTTTGTAAATCCGGATCATTCCAGAAGCCGGAGACCGGGTAAGCGCGCCCCTGACCATCTGGAGCAATATAGTGATAAGGTTGCTCGCGACTTATCCATTCAACCCGAAAGGCAGTATCTCGCTCAAAAAAGATCATCTTGGCCATGCGCACCACGGAGTAGATGTCTGGCTGAGGGGCGCCAACGATAAAGATTGCATCAACATCCTCGTACTCGTTTGTGCCGCGTGCTGCGTAAAAATGGCCTATTTTTATATTCTCCAGCTCAACAACAAAATCTTTGTAGCTAATTACCGACGGCATCTGGTAGTTTCGTTCTCGGATAATGCGATTGATAAGATCCTTGGCCTGGCTGGCTTTAATGGTCGTCTTCCCGTCTTTTAGAATGCTGCTTTTGCCATTGGTCCGATCCACAACCTGGTATATTTTCCCTTGTTGGCGTGCTGTAGCATCGATAACTCTAACTTTGCGGCCAAATATTCGCTCGTAGATAGCCGATTGTCCAGTAGCATCCAACCAGATAACGTGAAAAGGGAGCTGTTCTGGTTTATGGCGCAAAAGCAAGGACAAAAAACCGCCGGCCAGGATTATTCGATGCGGGTATGCCTGTCCGGCTTTTACCTGACCCGCTTCACGTTGTAATAGACTTACCAACGCTGGCAGGTGGAAATAAGATACCTCGCCGGCTTGCTCCGGTCGATGGATGTTGGTACCATAGGCAACTGCTTCAGTCGGAATCTTGTAACTTTGGCAGGCCTGCAGAACGTTATCCGGCCCTCCTAGAAACTCAAGCAACTCTGGACCCTGGATGCTGGTTTTGGCGTTTTGGGCAATAGTCATCATGTTAAATATGATCTCGGTCATGGCATCTGTAGTATCCATACCTGCTGGGAGTATCCAACGTCCTGGGATGCGCCATTCGTGGACAAACGCACCGATCGGGGATTCATCTCCAAATAGAACGGAAAACTGCATAGGATGACCCATAGCCACATGCTGATGTTGGGTAAAAATAATCCGTTCCGGGCGTTTAGATTGGGCGTGATAAACGCAACCAGTTTTGACATAATCCCAACCACAAACGCCCGAGCAAAAATCCATGGCGGCATAGCCTTTATTCAGCCACTCGGATATCTGACTAGCGTACAGACAAGTTTGAATTTTGCCCGTATCTTGATCTTCGGTCTGGCGTGGTTGCCATTCATACCATTGGTTTGGCGCATTGCTTTTTGCCAGGATATCCTGGAAAAAATCATGGCGTGGACCGGCGTACTGGATTCGATGCCCAGCTGCAGCCAGCTGCTCCACGATTTGAATGGCGGCTGTGGTTTTGCCAATTCCAGGGGATGCTTTTACCATTGCCATATCCTCGGGCTTTTCCTCTTTTAGATAATCTGTGATCCCGCTCCAAATGATCTGGCGCGCGCTATCAACGGATCCAGCCTGTGGTTTCCAGGTTGGTGGGATACAGGGCACAAGTTTTCGTTCCTGAATGTTTGGCGGCTCAATGGTCGGCTTCCAATCGAAGTCGGGCTTTGCTGCCAGAATGCGTTCAACATAAGCGCGTAGCTGCTTGGACCCTGGGTTTGGGTTTGTCGATGTCGGGTTCTCCATGTAGGTGGGGAGCCGGCCTGCTTGCGGACAGGCCGGCTCACTATGGGGTTAGAAAGGCAGACTATCGTCGATAGGTTGGAAAGCCGCCTGATCCACCTGGTAGCCGGCGCTGTCATCGAAGGCAGTCTCCGCCGGGTCTCCGCGCCCGTTGGATTGGACCCCGATCATAGACATCTTTTCCACGAGCTGGCCCCGGATGGCCCACTCTAGGCCGCGCCGTTCGGCTTCCGAGGCCTGGATTTCAGCATCGAAGGACAATATCTGTCCCCTGGCCGCAGCTTGCGCCTTGGTCATTTCGATCAGGGCTGGGTCAGCGGCATAGGCCTGTTGGGCAGCGGTTTTACGGGCTCCCTCGTTTTTACCGGGCCAATCTTCTGGTGGGGTCATGGCCAGCATGCGAGCCTCTGCGTCCTGGGTAAGCTGCCACTCTTTGAAGCTGGCAGCTGCTTTATCTAGGTAAAGCTTTCCGAGGTTTAAACTGATTTCGATCATGCGGATTTGGTTCATCGGAAATCCTCCGGGATTTTGCTCTCGACGCTGATGGCGGCCAGGATGATATTGAGCTGAATGGCATTGTCGATCTCGGGCGCTTCCGCCTTGGCTTTCACGGCGTCGGCTATGCCGCGCAGACAGGCCAGCCGGTCAAAGTCCTTGGTCTTTAACTCGGTGGCGACAAGGGGCAGGAAGGCCTCGTACCCCGGCCAGATCTTTTTGACGTGAGCGAGCATCTGTTCGGGTTTTTTGATATCGTCGCGACGACCCTGGAGAAATTTCAGGACTTTAGCGAGATCGGCCTTGCCACCGGTCTGGAAGTTGGCGGCGATATCCTTTTTCTTGGCTGCCCACACGCCTGGGTAGAGCTGTTCGCCGATGGTGTTGATTTCGGCGCCCTGGTTGCCATCGTTGGGAGGGGTGGAAGGAGGGGCCTTTGTTTCGGATGATGGGCCAGTCGTAGCTGGCAATTCTTTAACTTCGCCCTCGATGGTGCCCTCAGGAAGCATCTGGGCCGCATTGGCCATCTCGATCTGCAAACGCACCCAGTCGGCGACCGGCTCAAGGCGCACCAACCACTTGTTGACCCGGCTGCGTTTACCAGCCTGGTTGCCAAAACCGGGCGTGGTGATACTTTCCTGGACCCGGCGCAGGTTGAACAGGATACCGCGTAGTCCCAGCGGGTTCTCGGTGCGTGTCTCGTAGGTGGCCTGCAGGACGGACAAGATATTCAGAATGTCATGCTTGGAGTGGGTTTCCAAGGTAACGTACCCAACAAAACCGGCCTCGATCAACTCGGGCACGATGATATCCAGGCGTCCGATGGCATCGTTCATGTAATCGCCCTTCTCATGACCGCCAGTGCAGGCTTTGGAGCCATGCACGTACTTGTCCTTTTCCAGCCAGACCGTCATCAGCTCGCCGTCACAGCGGTGCACCAATCCGGTGGCAGACCATATCTCCGCCCAGGTGGTAAATGCTTCTTGAGGTGTGGCGTAAGGGATGTACGCCTGGATCGCGTGAGGCTCCTTGCCGTAGGCTTCTTCAAAAGCCGCACAGATCTCCTTGCTCTCGCTGGTGAAGCGGAAGTGGTCCAGGTCCGGACCATACTGGCCGTTGACCTTTTCCCCGCCCTTGTGGAGTTTCCCTAAGCGGGGAAATCGAGATTGGACCGTATCGGTAAGATTTTTAATAGGCGACATTACTTTGCTCCTTCTGGTTGTAATTCAGATGGCAGACCCAAAAAGGCCTGCTTGATATCCATCGAGCCGTTATTTTTGACGGCAGGGACGGCATTGGCTTTTACATTTTCCTTGGCCATCGACCAAAGATCGTGCATAGCCTGGTCAAGGTTCTCTCCTTCGTCGACGTCGGCCCATAACGTGCAGTCGATGGTGGCGCTGTTGTAATCCCCTAAGTTGAACTTGCGCCCATAGGTGACTGAAACGGTTTTGATTTTAGGCATTCTGTTCCTCCATTTTTTATCGGTTGTTCGGTTTGTCAGGATCGCTTGGTTGCGGGATTGCTTTTAGTAGCGAGATGATCTTGTACAGGTGATAGATGGTCTTAGCCATGACCCGCAGCAGATCGTCTCGGCTGGAATTGCAATTCAGCACAGGCTGAATATTCTCGATGGCCTCAGCAGCCTGCATGATGGCATCATCTCTCGCCCACTGCGCGTCACGCGGCCAGGGCTTAGGCTTGGTCATCACGGGCCTCGTTGATCGCCTGTTCGGCGGTCTGATGAGCATGCTCCAGTTGACGGGTAATTTCAGCCTGGCGCTGGCGGATGGTCTTGACGATCTCGCCCACGATCATCGGGGTGCCGGAGCAGATAAAACATACGCCGGTGATCACGACGGCGGGCCAATCGGTCAGAGCGTCCATCAGGGCAATACCGATCATCGTGATAGAAACACCTGCCACAACTAGCAGGCTGGTATAGCCGCGCTTGCGTTCGTCCAGCCAGTAGACAAATACCGCATAGACAACGCCGAACATCAGCAGGCCGAAAAGCAGACCGATCAGACCGGCCAGCGTCCCATTGGCGACCGGTTGAACTCCGCTCATAATCCCGGCTCCGTTATGGTAGTAATCTCGAGGCATGGATCAGGAACGTTCGCCACCACCGGCTCGACCGCATCTCTTTGGTAGATCAGGATGCTCATAATGGTGTGGATCGCTGCCCGGAATGCGATCGGATCATAAATTTCGAGGGGTTTCGAAAGGTCTGTGTCAGGTTCTTGGCTTATGAATGTCATGATTGCGCCTCCGGGAGAATACCCACACGATGGGCCAGCTCAGCCATTGTCATTTGGGGCTGGTAGGACTTATAGGCCTGATCGTATACGTCGTGGCAGGCTTTCCAGGTGTGCTCATCAGGTCGCCACTCGGTAAAGTAGTTCTCAAACTGCTGCCACTCTTCCCCAGAGATCGGGAGTTTGTCGAACATGCGGCGGGAGAGCGAACACTCTCCTTGCCAGTAAGAGCTATTTGGATTTGAGATTTCTTTGACCGTATAGGGCGGCCAGCAGTTATTGAAGTTTTTTTCGTAGAAGGTCGTGGCCATCACACCACCGCCAGAAGGAGGATGCTTATAAGGATTACGACGACAATCAGGCCGACTTTTACAAACCACTTCCACAGAGCGTGGGAGAGACCCTTGGGAAGATCATGGTCAGGAACAGGTTGTCCTTCACCCCGGTAGGGACCTTCGAGCATCGTTACTACACAATGAGAACCACCGTTCTGGCGTGTGACTGCTTTGGGAGGCTTAGCGAGCTTTATAAAATCGTGGCCGGTATTATAGTGGCCATAACAAAAGGCTTGTTTAGCCATGCTTGGCCTCCTTGGCTGTTGCGACAAAGCGCGGGTTACATCCGGAGTCGATCAATTTAATAGCCACTCTCACGAGGGCCTGGGCGTCTGCGTAAATTTCGGCCTGGTTGATGTCATTACGATCTAAAGCCTTCATGTGCTCGATTGATAACTCGGCGGATGCTTTACAAAGGTCATTTAGGATTTTGTCGAACCTGCGCTGGCGTTTATTTTTTGACATCGAAAGCCTCCTTATTGCCGATCGCCGCCCCGGCGAGAAACATTAGCATAAAAAAAACAAGCAAATACACGACACCCCCAACGGTCAATGCTGCAAGTGCCCCAAAAAATAGCCGGGCAACGGCCCCCCAAAATAGGCCGCAGAATATTGACATAACAAGATATGTTTTCATGATTTATCTCCAGGAGACTTGCGCATGGCAGAAACAAAGCAGACGGCGGCGGCCACGAGCATCAGATAGAGGATCAGTGCTCCAATAAGAGGGTTGACATTTAAGAGGAGTTGATTTATTATGGACATAATCTATCCTTTCAGTAGGGCAAAGCTCCCGTACATCCCCGTGGCGGGAGTTTTGCGTTTTAAGTTACTCGGCTGTAGGAAGAACCGGCTTTTGTTCAGCGCTTTGGGCCTTCTTCATGTCATCCCATTCCTGGATGATGATTTGAAGGGCAGCGCTAAAGTTGTTGTTACGAGTGTGCTTTTTTGCAACCTTCTCGACGATCTTTCGATCTTCAGGGTAAAGAGAGACCGATTGCTTTTTGACTATTTGCATGTTCGCCTCCATTTGGTCAAGTAATTATTGCGTCTTTACAAATATACACCCAATATTACTAAGTGTCAAGGGGGTAATACCCAAAAGTATTGTAATATCCGTGTAATATTCTTGGTATTAGTGTGGTGTTTATGGTAGAATAGGGGAGTCACAGGGCAAGCAGTTTTATTTGCCAACAAAAGCCCGCTACTCTACGAAACTGCTGACCTGTGACAAGCAAGGCAAACGTAGGGCGGCGGGCCTTTGTTTAGAAAATAAATGGGTGAGCTATCGAGAGCAGAAAAAATGAGAAAAACACTCGAAGAAAGATTTTGGAGTAAGCTAACAAAAACGGATGGCTGTTGGGAATGGGCGGGGTATATTGATGAGGATGGATATGGGATCTTTAAAATAAACGGGAACCCATTAAGAGCGCACCGTATTTCTTATTTGCTCTTGGTTGGCCCTATTCCTCCTGGATTATTGGTTTGCCATAAATGCGATAATCGTAAGTGCGTCAATCCAGATCATTTATTTCTGGGAACACATCTTGATAATTCTATCGACTGTATAAAAAAAGGACGTAGAGCAAAGCATCCCAAGCAACCAGCGCGTCCAAATTGTTGTGGAGAGAAAATACCAAGTCACAAATTAACGAATAATCAAGTCATCGAAATACGTTCCCTGTTGGAAGTGACACCCGTAAGAAAACTCGCAAGAATGTATCATGTTGCTCCTATAACTATTAGGGACATAAAGTTAAATCGAAGTTGGAAACACTTGATTGATTTGTCGTCCTAAAAAATATTACAATCTTTATAGATAATCACTTGTGTTTTGTTAAAAAAGGTGCTAAACTGAAAATTAGCATCTTTTTATTTTGGAGCGGCCCCGCATGCCGCTTCCCCCACAAATTCGGGTAGGAGGATAGACCCTTGCCATCAACAACAATCAAGTATTTTACCTACGAACACTTGCCACCCAAATTGCAGGAAATCAGTAAGCCAATTGCAGAGCTTGCAAAACTGATGGAAGAAACCCTGCCAGATGGTCCGGAGAAATCCGCTGGAATGCGCAAGCTTCTCGAAGCAAAAGATTGTTTCGTCCGCTCAATATTGCCGTAAGGAGGGTAGACCCATGACAAAAAATATCGGATTGTTACTTCTGGGCATTTGGCTAATCATCTATGGATTAGCTTATTTTTTAAAAGTTGATGGCGCAGGAGTCGTGCTTGCTGTCCTTGCCATCGTTGCCGGAATCTTTATTCTGATTGGTCGCTAAAGGAGATATCCCATGAATGGCACCGAATTATCCGCTGCGGCAGGCATTTTACTGTCGCTTATCTTCAGCTACATCCCGTTCGTCAACGACTGGTACGCTCCCAAGGACTCCCAAACTAAATCACTCATCATGCTCGTGGCCCTGGCTGTTGTGGCCGGTGGAGCATACGGCGCGTCCTGCCTGGGTTGGTGGCCGGTTGTGGTCTGTGGTCTAGTTGGCGCGAAGACATTGGTTACTGCGTTCGTGGCTGCCCTGATTACGAATCAGGCGACGTACAAAATTTCACCCCCGCGCAAGCCAACGCCCGTTGTCGCGCCAGTTGTACCACCTGCTGCGTAGACGAGTGACGCTATGGTGCTGACAACCGCTGAACAAGTTTTGGCACTAATCGAAAAATACGGTCTTTCGACCGTACTTCTGATCCTCTTGATTATCGGTCTCATTTTGTGGCTGAAACCCAAGATGGATGCTATCTGGTCTGAGTATGCAACCGCACGCGAAACCCGGGAGACAATTGCTTCCAGGAAGAAAGCCATCACGGTTGATGCCATCCTGGTGCATGACCTGAAGATCAAAGGCGTGTTGGACGGGATGCTTATCTACCTAGAATGTGACTGGGTGCAGCTCTGGCAGTTTCATAACGGCGTTTACTCAATGGGTCACGATATGCCTTTCCTGTATTGTTCTATTACCCACGAATCTTGGTCAGATAATGTAACGCCGATGAGTATGGTGTACCGGAGTTTACCGACGACCTTCTTCCGAAAAAGCGCGGAGAAGTTCGAGAAAGAAGATTTGATAGAAACCACATTGGGCGAACAGTCCAACGACATCGCTCGTACTTTCGCTCTTGGCGCGTTAACGAACTGTTTGCTACCGATTAGGGGCGAGGATGGCAACCTTGCCGCATTGTTATCAGTCGGGTGGGCTAAGGTCCACAATGTAACGGAAGAGCAAAAAGTCGAGATGAAGATTGGGGCTAGACGTTGTGCGATTACTCTTGGGACAGCATTGGCGGAAATGTACGTAGCTAAAGAGGCGGAGACGAACGCCTTGAGGGAATAGGGAGCAGCAATGACAAACGCACTTGGGTTAGACGTCAGTCGTTGGGATAACGACATATCAACGCCTCAGTATATGGACTTTCGCAAGGCCAAAGCTGCGGGCGCTGAGTTTGTATTCATCAAGTCAAGCCAAGCCTGTTGGTGTGACCGTGATTTCATCATAAATTGGCAAAACGCCAAGGACGCCGGACTGCTACGGTCTGCCTATCATTTCATGGACTGGACAAAACCAGCAGAACAGCAAGCCGACTTTTTCTCTGGACTACTTGCCAAAGACCCAGGCGAGATACCGCCAGTCCTGGATTATGAATACCGAGTAGGAATACCATCAGCGGGAACAGCGCGTTTGGAGTGCAAGGCATTTCTCGAACGTGTGAGAGCTAATCTTGGTAAGACCCCGATTATCTATACAGGTAACGATTACTGGAAGAACTACGGGAGCGCCGATGCCTATTGGACACAATACCCATTATGGATTGCGTATCCAGCCGCCGCTCCAATTTGGCCTGCTCCCTGGACTACTTGGTTATTCTGGCAGTATTCGTGGAAAGGTGACGGTCTATTGTATGGCGCGGAGAGCCTGGAAATGGATATGAATTATTTCCAGGGAGATAGCGCCAAACTACATGCGACTTTTGGCGGAGTCTCCCCGGCACCTGCCCCTGCCCCGCTCACCCTGGAGCAGCGGGTGAAGCGACTGGAAGATAAGGTATTTGGAACGTGAGTGTTCTTAAGTGGATCCGCCGGCGCTTTACCCGGCGACCAGTGCGCAAGGAAAAGAAGAAAAATGGACGAACCAGAAAAGACGGGAGGTGATCCGACACCTGCCTCGGGCCAAGCCCCCGGGGAAGTTCTTACTGACAAACAGCGCATGTTTGTCGAGGAATATCTGGTTTGTTGGAATGCCACGGAAGCAGCCAGGCGGGCTGGGTATGCTGGAAACGATGCTACCCTGGGTTCGATGGGGTGGGAAAACCTTAGAAAACCTGAAATCCAGGCATATGTCCAGGCACGTTTCGAAGAAAAGGCCATGAGTGCAAACGAAGTCCTGGCCAGGCTGGCGGATATCGCCAGAGTAGATATGAGCGACTTTATATCACCGGCTGGACGTGGATATCGGATCGATCTAAAAAAAGCTGCTGCCGCTGATAAGTTACATCTACTTAAAAAGTTTTCCAAGGGTCGCAAGGGGATTGAGATCGAATTGCCTGATTTCCTGGCTGCCCTCGAAAAGATCGGACGTCACCACGGATTATTCAAAGACGTGCACGAAGTTAATGGAACGGTTGAGGTAAAAAACGTTGGGCTTAGCGACGAAGAGCGAGCTGCTCGAATTGCTGCCATTTTTGACGCAGCCAGAGAGAGACGAGCTGGACAGTCTCCTGCCGCCTCCGGAGCCGGATCCGATCGATTGGATCAAGGCTAATTTCTACATCCCGGAGACCGGCAAGCCGATGGAGCTGTACCCATGCCAGGAGATCCCGTTACGGGAGGCTTTGTCACGTGACGCCTCGGGACAGTTCAGATACTCGACCGTCGTTTGGTCCGCGATCAAAAAATCTGCCAAGTCCTCGATCGCAGCTGCCGTAGGTTTATGGGCAGCCTTCCGGAAGCCCTGGTCATCTGTCAAAGTCGTGGCTAATGATCTCAAGCAAGCCGATTCTCGCGTGGCTTATTACATGCGCCGGGCGATCTTGTTGCATCCGGAGTGGTCCAAGACGGTCAAGATTACTGGCTATAAAATCACACTTCCCAACCACTCCACCATCGAAGCCATTCCGATCGACCCCAAAGGCGAAGCCGGTGGTAACGATGACCTGGTCATCTACTCGGAGATCTGGGGCTGGCGAGAGAAGGCCAGCCTGGCTATGTGGACGGAGACGACCCTCAGCCCGCTTAAGTTTGGTCAATCCTTACGCTGGTGCGAGACCTATGCTGGTTTCACTGGAGAATCGCCCATCCTGGAGCAACTCTACGAGGATGGCGTGACCGGTGGCCATGTGCTGAATGCCGAGCGCGAGATGTACGCCAATGGGCGCCTGTTCGTGCTGTGGATGACTAAGCCTGGATTGCCATGGCAAAAACCTGATTACTACGCCCAAGAGAGCTCGACCCTCATGCCCAACGAGTTCGACCGGGTGCATCGCAACCAGTGGGTATCCTCCACCGGCTCGTTTATCCAGCCGGAATGGTGGGACGCCTGCCGTGGTCCGCTGCCCGCGCCGGAAATCAACGAGCAGCTCGTGGTTGCTTTGGATGCTTCGGTCTCTGGCGACTGTTTTGGTATCCTGGCTGTGACACGCCGGGACGGCAAAACCATTCCACGCTTTATACGCAAGTGGACACCGCCGGCTGGTGGAAAACTGCAATACATGCCGCCCTTTGGCACCGATCCGATGGACACCTCCTACCCGTCCGGATTTATCCGCTGGTTGGTCGATACGCACAACGTGCTCGAAGTGGCTTACGACCCCTACCAACTGCACTCGCTGGCGTCTGCGATGGCCCAGGAGCTCGTGACCTATTTCCGGGAGTTCAATCAGGCCTCCGACCGACTCGTGGCAGACAAGGCGCTGCAGGATGCTATCAAGGCGCGCGAGATATTGCATGATGGTAACGATGATCTAACCGAGCACGTAGTCAACGCGGCTGCCAAGGCGGAAGGCGAGAAGATCCGCATCGTGAAAAAATCCGAATCCAAGAAGATCGACTTGTGCGTGTGCTTGTCGATGGCACACGCTGAATGCACGAGGCTGGCGCTATGACCGACGACGTTCTGAAACATTCCGTTACCAAAGACGATGTGCTGAGCTACACCGGCGGCCCGGTGTTTCACTTTATGCTGCCCTTATCCATTCCGGCGTCTTTGTTGGCCATGCCGCCCGAACCGCCCATGTATTGGACTTTCGAGCGGGACGCGGTACTACGAGCGACGCTTTACCGGGAGGATATGTGGGCGTCATCCATCGGTATTGCCTGCACCAAGATGTCCAGCCAGGCCTGGGAGGTGGAGAGTGAGATTGATTTACGCACCCGTCGCGCTCAGGACTTGATGACACAGGCCGGCATGAACAAAGGCTGGGTCAACTTCATCACCAAGCATTTGCAGGACTATCTTCTCACCGACAACGGAGCCTTTGTCGAGATCGTGCGGGCTACCACTTCGCTCAACAGCCAGATCATCGGACTGATCCCGCTGGACAGCCTACGATGTCAGAGAACCGGCGATCCGGATATCCCCGTGATCTACCGTGACTTGAAAGGGCGCTTGCACGAGATGCAGTCCTGGCAGGTGATCGACCTGGTGGATATGCCCGATCCGGGTGAAGCCTGGTTCGGCACCGGCCACTGCGCGGCTTCGCGCGCCTATCATGCCATTCATCGTGAGGCGGCTATATCGAATTTCATCGACGAAAAAGTGAGCGGCCGGCGCATCCTGTCGATGTACTTTGTCAATGCCATGAACCAGAAGCAGATTGATAATGCCATCAATGCTGCGAAAGGGCAAGCTGACGCCAAAGGTTTAGTATCCTACATGGGAGCCGTAATCGTGCCCGTGCCTGGCGAGAAAGCGCCAGAAGTAACCGCTATCCCCTTTGCCGAGATACCGGACGGGATCCAGCGCAAAGAAGAACACGATATCAATTTGCTGATCTATGCGGACGCTATTGGGCTGGATATCCAGGACTTGCAGCCATTGACCGGGCAGCCTTTGGGCACCGGTGCACAATCGCAGGTGCTGGATGACAAGGCAAAGGGCAAAGGACTGTCTGCCTGGCGGCAAGCCTGGACACACGCCATGAACTGGCATGTGCTGCCGGATCTGACTACGTTCTTATTTGTCGAGAAGGATTACAAGGATCAACAGGCACAGGCCGATATCACAGATAAAAACAGTCAGTGGCTGGATAGGTACGTGAAGAATATGACCATTACCCCCGCGCAGGCGCTCCAGGTGGCCGTAGACGCCAACGACCTGCCCAAGGAATTTTTGACCAGTGATATGACGCCGGAGAGTAATCTGTCGGACGCCGAAAAGGTGGACGAAGAGACGCCGCAGGGCGATGGAGAAACACTCGCTGCGCCAGACGTGACTACCGAGGCCGTCAAGGAAGCCAGTACGGCAAAACTGATTGCAGCCGAGTTGCCCGAAGCGGTCAAGCTTTTCGAGGAGGTCAAAGGAACGTCCGGAAAGGATTGGGTTACTATCAACGGTGAGCATATATTATTTGGAGAGGGTGGGGAAGTATTAAGCGGAGGGGGTAAGGGAGGAGGAGGGAAAGGCGGTAAAAGTGGAGGTGGAGGCGGTTCAGGCGGAACTATCGGACATGGAGGTGAGTACTATAGTCGGTCGCGTGGGAACGATTATTCAGATATCAAGATACAGAAAACCAACTGGCGATGAAGATGCCTGGAAAGGTATATCGCATGTTCGGACGATTGACCGAATTAATGGGAAATTGGCGAAAACTATGACGGATGAAGAACTAATTAAAAGTTGGTCGCCAACTTCGAGAAACTGGAGTCATTAAGATATGAAAACTCAGGCAAGTCGATTTCTGCCTGAGTATGAGGTGAACTATATGAAATTGTTAGGCGTTTTTCTTTTCGAGAATAACCTCTCCCGTGGTTGCGTCTCGGTATTGGTCGGCTCCGATGGTTTGCGGAACCAGATTAGGGCGTTCCCATCCCAACGATTCAACGTCTTTGTAGAACTGATCGAGGGTTGTTTCAACAGGTTCCTGGGCAAAACGGTCAGATACAACGGTATAAGTGGCGGACATTTTAGACTCCTTCTGGTACATTCGGTCAATGGCGGCGGATACGATCTCTGCCTGGGTCATTTGTGTGGCCTGGCGGAGTTGCTCGATCTGGTCGAGCGTCATCTGTGGGAGGCGGTAACTGGTTGGGCGTTTCATGGTTAATCATCCGATTCGCGTGGCGCATTGTTCCACTCATACGCGTAGTCCTCAGCCTCTTTCATGGTGTCGAATGGTTTTACGAACGTTGACCATGCTCCAATTTTGGCGGCTTTTTCAGAGGCCATTGCAACGTACTCGCCGTTTTTCTTTTCTCTTACCTGGAACATTTTTTCTGTCATTTTGTTTTCTCCTGTCATATATATACATTGTATTGCATATTGCGCTACATGTCAAGGGGCAAATTATGATTGAGGTCACAAATGCTGCCTAGAGGTGGCCCAGCCATGCCGGTGGTAGTGGTCAGCGGGCAACCGGTGCAAGGCGGCCCAGCCAAACTGGTTTATTTCCTGTCGGCTGCCGAGGCCGCGCAGTGCGGCATTGAGGGTGGCCTGGCTACACCCGTGACGCTTATCAACGATTCAGACCTGCTCCAGAACGGCGGGCAGTATTGGCTGGACGGCGATCCGATGCCCATGCCAGTGTACGAACAGTCAAGCCAGGTTGGGATGTTGGGCGGGCCGGCGCTGGCGGTGGTGAACACGAATATAACTCCAAACTATATCGTATGGCTCGAACCGTTTACAACCCTGGATGCCTGGACAGTGACGGGCGAGGCCGTAAACCTGTCAGGCGGTGTAGCCAGTCTTACCGACACCGGGGCAGGCGTTACTCAAATTCAATCTAAAGTAACATCGTTTATACTGCCGACAACACAATACACCTATGAGGCCGGTATATCTGTTCCCCTGGGCCAGAAGTGCACCTACGGTCTAAACGACAACAGTGCCGCGCGCGTTACTTGTGTCATCAACGGTAATGGGAACAACACTCTTAGGTTTTCATCTCAAGGACAAGCATACGTAGATTACGCCCCAACCAATTGGGATTGTCGTCTGAAATTCAAAATCATCATTTGGGTTGATCCAGTTAACTTAATTGCGCGCCTTTATTTATACTGGAAGGATACATCGACGGCGCAGGGCCGCATGGAACAGTTTGGGGCCGCCACTTCCTTCTCATTCACGAACTTGCCGACCAAAGTAACAATATCGACAGGCGGATCAGGGACGGGCACGGTCACTGCCGAAAACATAATTATTCAGCGCGGGCCGTGGGGGGTTATTATCGGTGATTCGCTTGCTACGGGACATCCGCATTATGATCCGGTGCCATCATTCTACACACCGCAATACTGGCCTTATTCGATTGATTCTTATATGGATGTTGGTCGAAATAATCATATACGAGTTATCAACAATGGTATCGGAGGCCAAACCAGCACAGACCTGGCAGCGCGCATAGCAACGATGGTGGTCAATATGAAACCCAAATACTGCTTCCTGGAAATAGGTGTAAACGATTCGGGTGGCGCGCTTGCAACCTATCAGGCCAACATGGGAACCATTGTAGACGCGATCAATGCCGCAGGCATAAAGCCAGTCATCTTCGAGATTGCTCCATTGGGCGGATTACCAGCAGGGCAAATTACCTGGGTAGCGAATGCAAACGCCTGGCTGCCAGGTTTCGCCGCAAGTAAGGGCGCGATTATGATCTACTGTTTCTCCGTGCTAAACAACCCTGCTGATTCAGGTCATCCGTTGCCTACTTATATGGCAGATGACGGAATCCATCTCAGCGCTGCGGGTTATCAGTTTATGGCAAGTCAAGTCAGGAATTTGATCTGAGGATATATGCCTGACTACCCGGCCCCGCTGGGGGCGCTCATCCAGAAGCTATCGACCGCCATTCACGACCTGACGGCGCAGCTCGAAGCCGGCTCGATCCCGGTGAGCGACTGGCAGACCGGCATGCAAGCACTTCTGGCACGCTACCACACGGCGGCTTACATGGTTGGGCTGGACAGCACGGCGCTGTCGAAGAATGCGCTGGAAGCAATCGCCGCTCAGGTCGAGGCGCAGATGGGCTATCTAAATAACTTTGCCCTGGTAATCTCATCGGTGGGCGAATTCCAGGCGGCGTTTTACAGCCGGGCGGATATGTATTCCGGCTCGATCACGACCGAATACTGGGAGGCGAAGTCCGGATGGCTGCCGCTGCCCGCCATGCCGGGGCAGGGAACGCAGTGCGGTGGACGGTGTAAGTGTGCGTGGAGGATTGAAACATTGGATGAGAAGGCTGGAGACTTTGATTGCTATTGGGAATTGGGCGTGGCAGACCATTGTGGCACGTGTGTCGAACGTGCTGCGCAATGGAACCCGGTTCAAATTAGAGACGGGGTACTAATGCCATGACCGAAATTATTATGACAGCCATCATTCCCAAGAAGTTTCTGGCGCTGAACCTGGAAAAGGTTATCAATAACCAACTCGAGGAACAATCCCGGGCGATCAAGGTTGATTTTGACCATACAACACAAACCTGGAAAGAGCGCCCGTCATTTTTCATCAAGACGATTCCCAACGGACGGCGCATCTACACAGACAACTTCGTGTACATGCTTCTGGATCGTGGCACAAAGGCGCACAAAATCTCGGCGCGTAATGCCAAGACCCTGGCTTTCTTCGCCGGTGGATTTCGAGCGAAGAGCCGGCCCGGCTGGATCGGATCAAACAAGGGAAGCGCCGCCAGCAAGAATTTCATCACCCCGAAGTCGGTCAATCACCCCGGCTTCCCGGCGCGTGAGTACGAAGGCACGATCAAAGAGAAATGGGACAAAGAAGCGCCGCGCCAGTTCAGCCGGGCGCTGCGAGCGGAGTTGGAGAAAAGTTGATGACAGAAGACTTCACCATCATGAAGCAAGCCGATGGCACATACCGCTGGGTATTGTTCTCAAGCAATGCTTTCAAAGATCGGGATGCAGAAATCGTCTCTACCAAGGCGCTGGAAGGTGACGTCGATCTGACTGACCGCCTGGGCAAGTACGGCCCACTACGCTGGTGGCATGTGGGCGAGTTTGAGTACACCGATCCGGCGGATTACACCACCTACAAAGCCGGCCCTGGGCTGGATATTGGCGACTGCGATTTCCGCATGCTACAGGATAAAGTGCTGATCGAATCGGGCACATTCCGGGAGCAGGCGATTGGCGCTGCCCTGGCTCCTGTCGCCAAGGAGCTGCAGGCCAGCATTCGTTTCGCACACCCGCGCGACGAGCCCGACGGGGATGGTGTGTTCCATCACGCAAAGACATTTGAAAGGTCGCTTCTACCAAAAGGGCGAGCTTCTAACCGATTTACACAACTAATTATTCAGGAGGTTGATGAAATGGCTACAGTAAAAGAGAAAATTGACGCGTTTGTCGCCCTTTTGAAGGATGCAGATCTGGTCAATACCATCCTTGGAAAGGCCGATACCATCCAGAAAGAAGCTGATGAGGCCGGTGTAGCGTCCAAGGCGGCGCTCACCAAGAAGATTGGCGACGTCGAGCACCCGGCCGGTGATTTCCTGGTGGTCGAAGACCCGAAGACAGTCACGACCTGGCACCTATGTGTGAAGGATAACGGCAAGCCAGATCATGCCTTGATGGGTGCAGCCTGGGCAGCCCTGACCGTTGGGCATCGTGGCAAGAAATACTCCGGGCCGAACAGTGCGGAGGCTAAGACCGAACTCGAGGGGATGTACAAATCCGAGAAGATGCCGCTGCCTGGCGAGGCTGCGAAAGAAGAGCAACCGGATTTGCCCGAGGGCTGGATGGATGAGGCATTTTCTGACATTGCGCCGGCTGCTGATACGCCTGCAGTCGAACCCCCCGCTATCGAGCCCGCAGCCGCAGAGGCCAAGGAACTGTCATTCGACGACATCCGCCAGGCGCTATATGTGGCGCTGAATGCCGCATTCCCCCCCGATCCAGCTACGCCTGGTGGGGTGGGCGTGATGGATGTCTTCGACGACTGGTTTATCTACCAGAACTGGACCACCGGCGAGCTCTTCCGCCAGCTCTACTCTATCGACAACACCGGCGTGGCCGTGCTGGAAGGTGATCCCATCCAGGTCACGCGCCACACTGTTTACCTGTCGGCGGATCGCGAGCTGATGGTTGCTCAGCCGCCACAGATGGAGCCGGTGATCACCGGGCTCAAAGAACTCAAGGAACTCCTGACGACGAATGTCACTCAAAAAGATGACCTTTTGTCGTCAGTTAAAGAGGCCGCCGACGCGCAAGTAAAGCGCATTCAAACTCTGGAAGCCGATCTGACTGCCGCGAAGGAAAAGCTGGCAGAGCTGGAAGGCGCACAGCCGCGCAGCGTCAAAGCGCTCCAGGCTGCGAGAGCATCGCAGTCCGATTCCACCGTCGTGACCGACAAGGCCAGGACGGACCATAAACCCGGACCCGATCCGGATTTCTTCAAATTTGCCACTGGCGAAGGCCAGCAAACCTAAAAAAAGGAGTTTTACTATGACCGACCAAGTTATTGACTACGAAGTGCTGGTCGACAAGCTTTTGGCCCGAGCCAGCACGACATCCAAGGCCGTGGGGTCCACCCCCACCGGCCAGATTGGGCATGGCCCCGGCGGGCTTTTCAGCGCGCCCGGCTTGTCCAAACCCGTTTTCTCATCCCTGCTCTTACCCAGCCTGGGACTTCTGTCCAAACTCCCCGCCAAGGGGTCCAACGATACCAACCCGATCTACGGCATCATGACGGGCGTCACTGCCACAACCGGGTCAAACCCGGTGGGTGTGTGCGATGATCCGCCTTATGCCGGGTTGATGAAGCTCTGCGAGCACCAGTTCGTCTTCGGACGCCTGTCCCGCATGAGCCGTGTCATTGATCTGGACACCGCCGGCAAGACCTTCAATCGCGGTGATTTCACCGATCTGCAACTGATGAATAACCCCTTCGATGTGGGTGGCTTGTCGCTCTCACCGACCATGCCCGGCTCCAATCCAAGGGCAGCGGTCTACAGCGAGATCGCCAAGAACCTGTTCGAGTTTGCTGTGGCTTGGGGTCGCGACTTCGCCGGGCTGATGTACACCGGTAACCCAACCAACAACACGGCTGGTGGTGGATACAAGGAGTGGTACGGGTTGGATATCCTGATCAACACCGGCTACAAAGATGCCGAAACTGGCACCGTCTGCCCGGGCGCCGATAGCATCGTGCGCTCCTTCGCCAACGCCGAAGTAAAGACCAACGGCGCGCTTCTGGTTCGCACGATCACCAACATCTTCCGCAACTTGCGCTTCATCTCCAGCCGGGTTGGACTTGATCCTGTCACCTGGACGATCTGCATGCCATGGTCTCTGTTCTACGAGATCACCGAAGTGTGGCCTTGCGCCTACCTGACTTACCGCTGCACGTCGGACTTCTCGGCGAGTGCTCAGGTCAATATGATCGCCTCCGACCAGTTGGTCAAGATGCGCGATGACATGCGCGGCGATATCTTCACACGCAGCGGCCAGTATCTCCTGATCGACGGCCAGCGGGTAGATGTCACCATCGATGATGGCATCGCCGAGACGATGGTCGCCGGAGAGAGTTTCCGAGCCTCGATGTACTTTGTGCCCCTGACTGTTTTGGGCGGAACCCCGGTCACGTACTGGGAGTACTTCAACTACGACGGTCCCAACGGGCCGCTGGAAATGGCGAAGATATTCGCTCCTGGTGATAGCTACTTCACCTCGGACGGTGGGCGCTTCCTGTGGCACAAAAAGCCACCGACCAACTTCTGCGTGCAGATGCTTTCCAAGACCGAGCCTCGTGTCATGCTCTTAACGCCCATGATCGCGGCTCGCCTGACCGGTATTCAGTACACGCCGCTGGCTCACGAGCGCCAGTTCGATCCGTCCGCCAGCTACTACAAGGACGGCGGAAAGACCGGCCGGGACTTCTACGGCCCGTCATATTACGCTCCGCAGTAAGAGCGTAGTTAGGATATTTATAGTATTCTCCCATGATCTATGTTATAATTATCAAAATATAGATCATGGGAGAGAAAAGTGGAAAAACAATCTGGAGTTTATCAAATACTTTGTAAGGTTACTGGAGATAGATATATTGGATCGTCTGGAAATATACAAGCAAGAATAAGAGAGCATATATATGATCTCAGGCACTCAATTCACATTAATTATATGCTCATGGCAACTTGGGTAAGAAATGGAGAAGAGTCATTTGAGTTTTCAGTTTTGGAAATCGTCAGTGATACCTCTTTATTGTTTGAAAGAGAACAATATTGGCTTGATCTGCTTAAACCAGAACTAAATATCGCTACTAGTGCAGATAGGTCAGCATATGGTCTAAAGAGGTCTCAGGAAACGAAAGACAAAATCAGTATTGCTGCTGTAAGGCGACATGCGAATATGTCTGAAAGTAAAAAGAAATATGTAATTGAAAACATCAAGAAGGGACGCCAGGAATGGTGGAATTCTCTCACTGAAGCCGAACAACAGGAACATATTCGCAGGATTAGCAATCCGCATTCTGAAGAAACAAAGAAGGTTCTTGCTGAAAAAAGTAAAAACAACAATGCACATTATTGGTTAGGGAAAAAAAGGTCTGATGAAACTATAGCCAAGATGAGAGCCAAAAAACAGGCAGAATGGGATCAGACCAAAGCAGAACGTGAGGAAGAAAAATTGCGCAAGCGTGCTGAACTTGAGATAGAAATAGAACAAAGAAAAATAAATAAAGCCGAAAGGATGAGGCGTGTTCGACTTGGAAAAAAGGCATCAGAAGAAACACGCGCAAAATTACGAGAGGTTGCCCTATCTCAACAACAAGACCCTGAATATAAAAGAAAACACCATGCGGGGGTGGTAGCTGCAATGAAAGACCCCGAGGTTCTAAAACGCCTAAGCGAATCACACAAAGGCAAAAAGATGTCAGAAGAAGTAAGGGAAAACATGAGTAAGGCTCAAAAGGAACGCAGGAAACGAGAGAATGAAACTTCTTCCTGATCTTAATAATCCAGTAACTTCAACCGGCGGTATAGGGTCGCACCTGAAGAGCGGATCCCCTGGCCGCCTGACCGCCGGTGTTTCCAGGGTCACGAAAGGGACGTGAAAAATGACATCACTAATACTACCGAACGGAATCAGCGAAGAAGCGCGCAATGCACTTTTGGTATTCTCGCCTGATGAGATAGAAAATATGACTGCATTTCGCGAGTGTAATGGCGAGTTCATAGGAATAGGTTGCATTGGTCCTGGTGGTGTGTATACAAGATTTGCCGAACCAAAGAAGGCCCTGGCCATCGAAGTATTGGAGAAAGAATACAGAAAAGAACTTATGGCAATGGCGATTGGAATATGAGAACGATCTGCTTCACCTCCGACAAACGCAGTTGGGCGATGCCTGCTTTTGCTCATCAGTGGGGCAAATACACGCGCCTGCCCTTTGAGTTTGCCGGTTACACAGATCCGGGCGTGCGTGTGACTCTGGGACATACTTTCCATTCGATTGGAGACTTCGCCGATTACCCCTTTGAACGCTGGTCGGATGGTGTGATCAAGTTTCTGGAGTCTATTAGCAACGATCTGATCTTGTGGATGATGGAGGATTTCTGGCTGCTGCGCAAAGCAGACGACAATGCTATCTACGAGCTGGAGAAGTACATGCTCCAGCATCCGGACATCGCTCGCATGGATTTATCGTCAGACCGGGCCAGCAACAAAGATATCCTGGACATCGGCTATCTGGGACGCCTGGACCTGGTCGAAAGCACTCCGGAGATTGTCTACCATTTCTCTTTCCAGGCCGGCATCTGGCGGCGCAAGATGCTGCTGGATTGCATGGTAGGCGGAGAGACTCCCTGGGAGGCCGAGGTCAATGGGTCGGCGCGCTTGATCGAGCACGGCTACCGCGTGTTGGGCACCCACCAGAGACCACTGCGCTACCTGATCGCGGTGCAACAGGGGAAAGTCACCCTGGACGGCGGTTACCAGGGTAAGGCCTTTGGGCTATATGGGAAGGATCGTGGCGATCTGGAAAAGTGGGGGTACCTGACATGTGCGAAATGACTATTCACACGGGTTGCCAGGAAGAGATAACAACCATCCATGTTGACTGGTTCAATGAGAATAATGTTCGGCAATCTACAGAACTCATGATCAGGATTCAAGAACAGGATAAGCCGCGAACGCTTGAAATTGTTGTGGATGGTTTAAAGGTGGCAATAATCAAAGGACTTGACCATCATGCGTAAAGTCAGTATTGGCACCTTTCGCTCCACTCCACGCATGCTTGAGCTGATCAGCCAGGTGATGGCCTCTGGACGCATCTCCTATGGTCCCATGTCAGCCGAATTCGAGCGGCGCTTTGGAGGGTTGCACGGATGCAAATATACCATCCTATCCAACAGCGGTACCAGCTCACTGATGGTTGCTTTGCAGGCGCTTAAAGAATTGCATGGCTGGGCAGACGGCGACGAAGTGATCGTGCCAGCCACCACATTTGTAGCCACCGCTAACATTGTGCTTCACTGCCGTATGACGCCGGTATTCGTCGACGTGGATATGAATACCTATAATATGGATCCCGAAAAGCTCGACGAAGCCTTCACGTTACGTACCCGGGCAATTATACCTGTGCATTTGTTCGGTCAACCGGCTAATATACGTAATATCTTGGAAGTCGCTGCTCGCTATGATCCCAAGATCATCGAAGACAGCTGCGAGACCATGTTCGTAAAACACTGGGGCCAGCCTGTGGGCAGTTTGGGCGATATCGGCTGCTTCTCGACCTATGTGGCGCACCTGCTGGTAACTGGCGTGGGCGGTCTGGCGACCACCAATAACCCTGACTATGCGGCCCGCATGCGCAGCCTGGTCAACCACGGCCTGTCCGTTGACAATCTTAACCCGGGCAAGAACTTTGCTCCCCAACCGATGACCGGACGGCGCTTCCACTTCGACAGCTGCGGGCATTCCTTCCGCCTGACCGAGTTCGAGGCAGCGGTTGGCTTAGCCCAGCTGGAAGAGGTCGACGAGATGCTGCGCATCCGCCGGCGCAATGCGCGCCACCTGACTGCGGGTATTGAGCACGTGGTCAATGTTCACTACGGCGATCCGATCCAGACGCCGCACACTGCCGAGGGCAACGAGCACGCCTGGATGATGTATCCAATTTTGCTCAATCCCCGCAATGGGCAGGATGTTGACAAAGAGCCGCTGATGGCTTTTCTCAATGAACGCTGCATCGAGACGCGTGACATGCTGCCAATTCTGGGGCAGCCGTTCTACCGACATTTGAATCCTGATGACTACCCGGTAAGCAAATGGATCCTAAACTCTGGCTTTTATGTAGGCTGCCATCAAGGACTGGAACCCGAAGATATCCAATACACCGTAGAAACCATCGAGGAATTTTACGCAAAGGAGGCCAGTCTTGAACATCAACGAAATGCGCCGGCGTATATACCATCTGCCGTCTCTGCCGCCTGATGCCGGACGCTGGCAGTACCATGCCGGCATTCTACGCCAGGATATCCTGGAGCAGGACCCCTCCGAGTTCCTAACCTGGCCGACCGTGGTTTCGACGATGTTTGTGGGCGATGGCCCCCAGCTGCGTGAGGAATATACTCAATTGCAAAAATGCGCCAACTGGTTTAGCTACGAGCGCGCCGTTCAAGAGGATGGTGTAGGCAGCCCGCCGATTTCCGAATTGGCGCCAGGCATGAACGCCAACCTGCTCCACCAGGTCTACCATTTGAGCCGTTGGGAAACAGCCACTGGGCGACGTATCAGAGACCTGTCCAGCATTGTAGAGGTGGGTGGCGGATACGGCGCCTTCGCCAAAGTATGTCGCCAACTGCACTTCGGCGGAAGTTACACCCTGATTGACCTGCCCGAGTTTCTGACCCTACAAGAGCATTACCTGTCTCAAACTTGCGGCATTCAGGGAATAAACTTTGTTTCAGATCCTGCCAGTCTGCCCACCAAAACCGACCTCCTGGTAGGTATCTACTCCATGTCCGAGATGACCCCACAAGAACGGCAGCCTATTATGAATAAAGTCACGGCAGATAGCTATTTGCTGGCTTTCCAAGAGGTCTACGACGGGGTAAATAACGATGATTACTTCGCCAATATTCCCGTTAGCCAACCCATGGCCTGGCGCTGGATGGACGCGGCTGGTATGCCGACCTGTCACTACCTGATCGGCGCGCCCGACTTTCCGGAGGTCATATGAAGCTCTTTTTGACGCCTGGCCTCTCTCAAGTCACGCCGGAGAACGGTATCGGTCAGATCGTGCTGGCTCAGCATCGGTATCTGCCCGGACTGGGTATCCAATTGGTGGACGAGCCACGGGTAGCGGACGTGATTGCCTGTCACGCCGGTTCTGGCATTACTGAGAAGGTGGATTGTGCGCATGTCCATGGGCTCTATTGGAACGGAGACAAAGAAGGCATTCAATACGAAAACTGGCACAGCAGGGTAAACCGCAAGGTGATTGACACCTGCAAAAAGAGCCGGATCATCACGGTACCTTCGCACTGGGTAGGGGAGTGCTTTCGCCGGGACATGCGCATCGATCCTG